TGGTCAAATTTTGGTTTCTGCAGGTGCTGCAGCTCCTACATGGACTAATGCTTCTGCAATAACAGTTGGATCAGCAACTACTGCTACTAGTGCTACTAGTGCTACAACTGCTACTAGTGCTACAACTGCAACTTCAGCTACTAGTGCTACAACTGCTACTAATTTAGCTAGCGGTAGTATAGGAACAGTGCCTTATCAATCAGCAGCAGGTACTACTGCTATGTTAGCTGTAGGGACTAGCGGTCAGGTTTTAACTTCTCAAGGTGCTGCAGCTCCTATATGGACAACCCCATCAGTTAATCCTGCTTTTATGGGATATACTACTAGAAACGGACAGGCTACTACAACAACGCTAACTAATACAAGTACAATGTACCAAGTATTTACTGGTACAGGGTTGTCAAATAGCACTGTTCAACTTCCAGTTACTAGTACCTTGTCCGTTGGGTGGACATTTAACATACGCAATGATAGTATTGTAAGTGTATTAGTTAATTCATCTGGCGGAAACTTATTAATTACTATACCCTACGGTACTTCAGCAACAATAACTTGTGTTGCTACAGGCGGTACAACAGCTGCTGATTGGCGTGCAAGTATTAATGAGTTTAGTACTTATACAGGAGTGGGAAATGTAGTTTTGCACGGAAACGCAACTATTCAAAACCCCAACATTACTATTGGTTTATTACTAAATAATTCAGCAGGTACTAGCGGTCAAGTTTTAACATCAGCAGGATCAGGTAATCTCCCTACATGGACAAGTATTAGTATACCAAGTAATACTACATTAACTAATCCAACTATTACCAACTATACAGAAACAACTTATACAGCTAATTCTAGTACAGCAGTCGGAGTAGATTTAGCTAATGGTACTGTTCAACTTATTACTTTAACAGCTAATTGTACAATTACTATGCCAACAGCAACGGCTGGTAAATCTTTTACTTTGTTACTTAAAACAGGTACTGGAGGATTTACAGTAACTTGGTCTGCTACAACTAAGTGGCCTGCTGGAACAGCTCCTACATTAACAAGTACAGCAAGCAAATTAGACAAATTTGTATTCACAAGTGATGGTACAAACTGGTATGGTTCAAATGCTGGTCAAAATTACAGCGTATAAGGAACGTTAATGTTTTCAAGTAATACAGCACAAGTTAGCAGCGGTGTTGCTAACTATATTGAGGACGTGTTTTCAACGTATCTGCATACAGGTACAGGAGCCTCACAGACTATTACCAATGGCATTGATTTGGCCACCAAGGGCGGATTGGTTTGGATTAAAGAACGTAACAACTCTTATGGCAATGCACTTGTAGATACTGCTCGAGGGACTAATCAAGTATTGTTTACAAATAGTACTGGTGTACAGACAACCTACGGTTCCACTGTAACCATTTTTAATTCTAACGGATTTACGCTTGGTAATGCAGCAATAACTAATGATAGCACTGCTGGTTATGAAAAATACGTTTCATGGACATTCCGCAAGCAACCAAAATTTTTTGACGTTGTAACTTGGACTGGCAACGAAACAGTAAGAACAATTAATCATAACCTTGGCTCAGTACCCGGCTGTATTATGATTAAACAATTTGATCAAAATTCAACTCAATGGGCAATTTATCACCGCTCACTAGGGAGCAATGGAGTTCTTTGTTTAAACGACACAAGTGCTTTTTCAGGAGGAAACTATTGGTTTAATGCTACTAATCCAACTTCAACTGAATTTACTGTTGGAGTTTCGGGAGAAACTAATCAAATTGGTAAAAATTTTGTTGCTTACCTATTTGCCCATAATGCAGGCGGGTTTGGTTTGACGGGTACAGACAATGTAATTAGTTGTGGTAGCTATACTGGTACAGGTACAACTTATGGTTGGAGACAGATACCGGATCTTGGTTTTGACCCTCAATGGATGTTAATAAAAAAATCAAGTGCTGCAGGAACTTCTTGGGTTGTAGTTGATTCGATGAGAGGTTTATCTACTGGAAGTATTAACGAATTGTGTGCTAATTCAGCTAATCCTGAAAGTGATTTAGCAATGGCTGGAAGTATATATCCAACTGCCCAAGGTAGTAGTTCTACTGGTGGATTTATTGTAGCTAGTTCTAATACAAATGTAAATGAACTAAATGCAACATATATATACGTTGCAATTCGTCGCGGACCTATGAAATTACCTACTGATCCTAATCAGGTGCTTAGTCAATCTAGTATTAGCAGTGATACTTCTCCTATTACTACAGGATTTCCAGTAGATTTATGCATAAATTTAAGTACTGCTAGCGCTACTGATGAATCGCACAAGTTTCAGTCAAGAATTCAGGCAGGTAAGTATTTAAAACCAAATTCAAATTTAAATGAATTTACAGGATCTGCGTCGGCTTTTCAAAGTAATACTTCTGTAACACCAAATGTTCAAGTAGCTCCTTGGGCAGTAGCTTGTTTAAGACAAACCCCCAAAGTTTTTGATATGGTTAGTTATGAACTATATAACAGTGCTAATGGGCAAGATATACATCATAATTTAAATGCTATTCCAGAATTAATAATTATTAAACAAAGAACTGGTAGTAATCCTGCTAATTCAGACGGCCTTGTTGTAGCTCCTAATGCTTTAACTAACTATGGCGGTAATTATCAAACTTATTTACAACTTTTTAGTGCTAATTATGGTAATAGCGCAGAAGGAAATACCAGCGGTTTAATAAAAGCAATTGGTCCAAATATAAACGCAAATTATTTTGGAACAGGAAGTTTCAGTAATGCTAGTGCTCAGGATAATTCATATATTGCCTACTTATTTGCCTCTTATGCGGGAGTAAGCAAAGTAGGTGCATATACAGGTACAGGTACTACACAAGAAATTAATTGCGGTTTTAGTGCAGGAGCAAGATTTCTTTTAATAAAAAAGAGGCTTAACGCAGATCATTGGTGGTTATTTACGGCAGCTAAAGGACTTAATACTGGTGGGGTTGCTTGGCCACATAATCTATCTGGCGGCGGGGTAGGCGGAGGTTACGCTTACTTTGGTACTTCTTCAGTTGGTTTTTCGTTATCAGGTGCTGCTACTTATAGTGGGGTTGCGCTTAATACACTAAATGAAAAATACATGTATTTAGCAATAGCATAAAAGGAATACGATGATAATTAGAATTAAAGAAACAGGCGTATTAATGTCTGACCAAGAGTTTAAAAATAGCCACCCAAATACTTCTTTTCCACAACAATTAACCGAAGCTCTTATAAATGAACTTGGTGGAGATATAGTATTTGAAGGAACTCAAATAGCTGCTTCAACTCCATATGAATATACTATGTACTCTGGAGTTGAAGAGATAAATGGCAAATGGTATAAAAAATATACTTTGGGGCCAGTGTTTACTGACACAGAAGATAAAACTGCTGAACAACAATTAGATACATATAAAACTAATTTAGACAGTCAGCAAGCAAGCAGAGTTAGACATGACCGAAATAATTTATTAAAACAAAGTGATTGGACTCAAACACTTGATGCAGCTACTCGCTGTAACCAATCAGCTTGGGCTTCTTATAGACAAAGTCTAGCAGATATTACTAAACAACAAGGATTTCCTTGGAATGTTATTTGGCCAACACAACCGGAGTAAACAATGGCAACAACAATTAATGCAGATGCAGTAGTAGGCGGGTACGTTGTAACTGCAGACGGGTCCGGCACACTAGCACTACAAGCGTCTGGTAATACGGCTCTTACTGTTAATCCAACAAGAGCTTTGGGAGTAGGACAAACTCCAAACTTTGGCACTAGTGGTCAAGTTTTAACTTCTAACGGTTCTGCAGCTGCTCCTACGTGGACTAGTCTTACTGACTCTATAACAGACACCGCAATCGTTATGGCTATAGCCTTAGGATAAAAAATGGCAACAACATTTACAAATGCTATCTCTAATAATGTAGGCACAACCGAAGTTATTAGTTTTACAGCATCAGAAAAAAGTATAGTTATCGGAGGCAGCATTACTAATAAAACTACTAGTACTGTTCCTTTTACGTTAATTTTGCGACGCGGTGTTACAGATAGCTATATTCAAAAAGATAGGCGTATTGAAGCAGGAGATCCTTTTGAATTAATGAAAGGTAATAAGCTTGTATTAAGTACAGGCGATAAGCTAGTAATTAGCGCAAAAGTAGCTAATAGTGTAGATGCGGTATTTTCTATTCTACAAGGAGTTTCATAATGGCTGGACTATATACTGGCACAGAACTTGGTAATAAAGTATTTTATGGATTTCGTTATAATCCTGATACAGGCAATCTAAATATAGAAGTTATAGATGGAGATGCAGTAGTATCTTTACCCCAAGATACTATGAAAAGCAAGTATGATTATAAACAATGGGTGTGGTCCAGTGATACTTTGGAGTTTTATTGGAATACTAATGGATTTGGCAATGCTGGCTGGGATGGTCTTGGCGGTGCTGGCAATAAAGGACGCTTACTAATGAGGATTATATAATGAGTCAAATTATTGATTTAGGAAAATTACGATTTAATTTTGCTGGTGACTGGAATGTTGCCACAACTTATGAATCAAACGATGTTGTCAGGTACGGTGGTAACTTATATGTTTATACTTATGCTTTAAGTAATGCAGGATTTATGCCAACAAATGTTACTTATTGGTCTTTAATGGTTGAAGGCTTTAAGTTTACAGGAGTTTATAATTCTGGAACATCTTATAAAGTAGGTAACGGTATTTCTTGGGGCGGTAAGGTATATATTGCTATTGTTGATAGTATTGGACAAACTCCCCCAAATGCTACTTATTGGTCACAGTTTGTTGATGGTATTCAGTACGAAGGCACATACAATGTTGCCACAGCATATCAAAGAAATGATATTGTAACTTTAGGTTCTTTGGTTTTTATTGCCAAACAAGATACAACTGGCAACGACCCTACAAATACAACTTATTGGGATGTATTAACCAGTGGTACTGCCTGGAGAGGCACATGGGCAGCTAGTACAAAATATTATAAAAATGATATTATTAAGGACGCCGTAGGCAGCGCATATATTGCAACAATAGAGCATACTTCTACTAGTAGTTTTACAACTGATAGAACTGGTGGTAAATGGTCTCTGTATGTACAAGGTGGTGCAGATATTTTACCAGCATTACCCGCTATTCCAAACGGATTGTCTTTATCAGTATCCAATGATGGTAGTACTACGACATGGGTAGGCGCTACTACTTCTGATAACGTGTACTATGTTGCTCCTCATGGAATTGACAATGCCAATCACGGTAAAAATATGGTTGCGCCTTTTGCTTCTATTAAGTATGCTTGTCAAAATGTTCCTGCTGGAAGTACTATTTTTGTTAAAACAGGTACTTATAACGAACAATTACCTATTACAGTTCCTGCTAATACGGCAATTGTAGGCGACAATCAGCGTACAGTTATTATTCAACCAAAAACTGGTAATAGCGACGACGGTACAACACCAAATGCTCAGTCTACAATGTTCTATTTGAGCGATGGTGCTATTCTTAATAAAATGACGTTTAAGGGTATGACAGGCTGGGTTGCTGGTACTACACCAGCCGATGTTACTACTTCTACAATCAAAGGTGTTGTAGTTCGTTTAAATCCTGCTAGCCCAATTTTAGTTAAGTCTCCTTATGTATTAGAGTGTAGCGCAATTGGTAGTGGATGTATTGGTGCATTAATTGATGGATCAGTACATGCAAGTGGTGCAAAAACCATGATTTTTCATGGATATACAATTATCAGTGATAACGGTATTGGTTACTGGGTTAAAGACGGTGGTAAATCTGAAATTGTATCTTGCTTTACTTATTACTGCTATTTTGGGTATACTGCTAGTGGTGGTGGATTTATTCGGGCACTAAATGGTAATAATAGTTATGGTACATGGGGTGCAACATCTCGCGGGTATGACACTAGTGAAACTGCTGTTACAGGTTCGATTTATGGCCAACAGTTAAACTTTTTATATACTAGCGGTAACATTAGCGTTGGCGACACAGTTACTAGTTCTAGTGGTGCTACTGCAACAGTTACCAATGTGCAAATTTCTGCAAATAAATTGTATGTAACAGGTGCTTCCGGCACTTTTACACTAGGCAATACTTTAACATTTACTAGTGGCGGTACTGGTACCGTAAGTGCAGGTGCTTTAGAAGATCAAAAAGGTTTTATATTAATATTAAACAATTTGACTGCAAGACCAATTCCAGGAGCTTCAATCAGCATAGCTGGTGATACTTATAGTTATGTAGTTCAAAGTGTAAGCGGTTCTTGGACAAATGCTTCAAGCGTAATTGCAGTAGTATTAGCCCAAGAAAAACCAACAGGTTCTGCTTCAGGTTCTGCTACTACAATTCGTTATAAGTACTCTCAAATACGTTTAACTGGACACGACTTTTTGTCCATTGGTACAGGCGGTGTTACTACTACCAATTACCCAGGTACTCCTACTCAAGCAGCTGCTCAAGGTAATGAAACTGATGAAGCTTATCCAGGTCGTGTTTATTACGTGTCAACTGATCAAGATGGTAACTTCCGTGTTGGTGAATATTTCCGTATTGATCAAGCTACCGGACGTGCAACACTTAATGCTAGTGCTTTTGATTTGGCTGGTTTGACTAGTTTGAAATTGGGTTCAATTGGTGCTCAACTAGGCGAAACTATTAACGAGTTTTCCAGTGACGTTACAATGAGTGGTAATTCTAATACTGCTGTTCCTACCGAGTATGCCGTTAAAACTTATGTAGATAATTCTATACCAGCACAAGCTAATAAAGTTGGTTATTTTTTAAGAAGCAATGGCACTAGTATTTATTGGGATACAATGACACAAATTACAGGTACGGCAAATTTTGCTTATGCACCTGGCACAGCTTTTCCAACTACCACATATTCAGTTACTAGTTTAACTACAGCAAGTCCGAGTTGGACTTGGAGTCTAACAGGAGCTCCCTCTGGTTTTAGCATTGGTTCTAGTGGTTCAAATGTAAACTTGAGCCAAAGTTCTAATCTTGCGGCCGGAACTTATAACTTTTTTATAAATGTAACAGACGGAAAATTTCCAGCTAAATATCCTGTAAAAATTGTGGTTGATGCGCAAGTACCAGTATTTTCTACAGCTACACCGCCTAATGCAGTTTTAGTTAGCAGTGGGGCTTTAAGTTATACGTTTACGCGAGCTACTGCAACTTCTGGGACTCCTACTCATACGTTGCTCAGTGGTGCATTACCAACATTTTTAACACTAAATTCAAGCGGTACGCTTACTGGTACCGCTCCTACAACAACTGCTCTAAGTACTACTTATACATTTACAATTCGTGCTACCAATGGCAGTATTATAGTTGATAAATCTTATTCCTGGACCTTTTTAGTAGGTACTGTGCAAGGCCAAGCATTATATGGTACCAATGTAGGCTCAGGAACATTTAGTTGGGTTGCACCAACCGGAGTAACTTCTGTTTCTGTAGTTGCTATTGGCGGCGGAAAAGGCGGCTCATACACATGGTCCTATGGTGGCGGAGCTGGTGGAGGGTTAGGTTGGAAAAATGCTATTGCGGTTACACCAGGACAATCTTATACAGTTGTTGTAGGTGCTGGAGGAGCAATTAATTCTACAGCTAACTATTATAACTCGGATAATGGATATGGAAGTACAGACGGCGGCACCTCATATTTTATTAATCAAGGTACTGTAGCTGGACAAGGCGGTGGTAAACCTAGTGACGCTGTCTTTAACTCAACTAGATATCAGAGCAATACTACAGGCTACTATGGTGGCGGATATACCGGAGATGGTGGTGGTCGTGGCGGCAATGTTGGCAGCAGCTGGACACAGCCTGGTGCTGGTGCTGGTGGTTACTATGGTCCAGGCGGCGATTCAGGCAACGGAGTTAGTTATCAGTCTACTTATGGTGGCGGTGCTGGTGATTATTACTCAAGCACCTACGGAACGGGCGGTGGTGGTGGTACTGGTCTAATTGGTGATGACGGCAATGATAGATACGGAACTTATCGCTATACACCCTTTAATGGATACTATCAAAGCAATGGTAATTATGGTGGCGGTGGCGGTCACGGACCTGGTGGCAATAACGGATATTATGGTGAAAACCCGTTTAGTGGCACTCGTCAAGGTGGTAATTATAATATTCAAGGTGGTACTTATGGTGGCGGTGGCGGTGGTAGCGGAAGCGATGGTGCGGCAGGGGGTCCAGGTGCTCAAGGTGGTGTTCGTATTATTTGGGGCACAGGACGCTCATTTCCAGCTACATTGACTAATGATCAGACAGTAATTTCAGCTTAAAAATTAAGGAATATAACAAATGAATCTTTATATGAAAATTGAGGGTGGCCAAATAGTTGGCTATCCTATTTTAGAAGACAACTTACAGCAAGTATTAGGAGAATTAGAATTAACTGATCAAATACTTAATTCTCATGGATATACGCGTATTGTAACACAAACTAGGTCTGCAGGTTTAGTGCAAATTGGCCAACCTTCTTATGAGATGCGAGAAGATGGAAAAGTTTATGAAACAATGCCTACTCGTGAACTATCTCAAGAAGAAAAAGTAAATTTTTGGGTACGTAAACCTCGTAACTATGACTTAGCTATGTCTGATTGGACACAAATGCCAGATGTTCCGCTTAGTGCAGAAAAGAAAGCAGAATGGGCAGTTTATCGTCAAAAATTACGTGATATGACTACTACTTATGCAAACATACAAGATCCTTCTGAAATTGTTGTTCCTGTAAAACCCACCTAAAATAAGGGCTTCGGCCCTTATTTTTAACTTTTAAGTTAATCATCAATGTTTTTAAAAAATATATTTGCTACACCACTACTGGTAGGTAAAAGCAATAACTTAGATATACAAGAAAAAGCAATTTCTCTTGCATATAATTTTAAATCAGATGCAACTAATGCTAGTCTTGTATCTGATGAGTGGAATCGTGGACATAAATCCTCCAATCAAAAAGATTTTGATAAGTATGGCGTTACTTCATTTACTTCATGTAACTTAACCGAATTATCAGAGTGGAAGTCTGTATGCGAGTTTATATTAAACTTTGCAAAAACAATGGTTGCTAGCGTATATGATAATCCTGATAACATATACTTAACAAATATGTGGACTACCATATATCCCACCGGAGCGTATGTGCCAGAACACACACATTCTAATTCACTTTTAAGTGGAGTATTTTATGTTAAAGCGCCTGAAAATTGTGGAAATATTGTTTTTCACGACCCTTCATTTATTGCTAAAACAATGATGATACATAAAATTGATCAGTTTCCTACAGTTGATACTAAATTTATACAAGAAGTAGAAGACGGTATGATGATATTATTTCCATCTTGGTTACCACACATGACTTTAAAGAATGATTCAAAAGAAGACAGGATTATTCTTAGTTTTAACATTGGTTTAATACAATGACTTTAAAAGAATCTACTCATGAAGCTCACGTAAAAGCTGAGGCACATCCATTTACAAAAGCTTTACTGGCTAAAAAAATTACTGTACCGCAATATTGTGATTATCTTTATAATCAACTGCCTTCGTATTACAAGTTAGAATTTTTATGTAAACAACGAAAACTATTAGAAGATTTACCTGGATTACCGCGTAGTGAGGCTATTTTACAAGATTTAAGAGCATTACGTAAACAAGAACCTGTAGTACCAGAAGTATTCCCTAGTACTATTGGCTATTTAGACTACTTAGACGATCTTAACGATCAACAATTGTTAGCGCACGTATATGTTCGTCATATGGGCGATATGTATGGCGGGCAGATGATTAAACAATTAGTGCCTGGACAAGGTTTAATGTACGAATTTGAAAATCGTAGCGAATTGATTAAAGTTTTACGAACTAAATTAACAGACGATATGAGCACAGAAGCTAACATATGTTTTGATTTTATTATTGAACTGTTTGATGAACTAGCTAATGAGCACAATATTCAATAAACTAAAAACCCACACACAAGAACTGGAAAAAATTCTTAGTGCGCAGGCTTTTCCAATTCAATCTGAAACGCAATCAGAGTGGTATACAAAAAACTATACTAGTGCTTGGGTTCGCAGAGCTAACTTAGACATTATTGATGTATCTGAAAGCAAAAAACTATACATGATGCACTTGTGTATATTTCCTCATGTATATGACGCAGCACCTATTTACGGATTTGATATAGTTGCAGGAACAAATAAAATCACAGGCGCTTTTTTAGACTTTAGTCCTGTAGGCGATCCTGAACATCCAATGTGTAAATGGTTTGAAGAATTGGTAGAGCCCACTAGTTGGGCTAAACCCAGAGAGTTACCAGAATGGGCCAGAAACATATTTAGCCCACGTATGGTAGCAGCAGGCAATATTAACACAGACTTTGAACTAAGTGTTGTTTTAGAAATTAGCAAAAAGTCTTTGTTATATTATTTGGAAAATATACCAAAACATAGACCTGCGTTAAAGTACGAAGATATGGTAGCACAAAATAATTTTACTGAAAAGCAAAATTATTACTGTCAGCAACAAAAATGTAACCCACATACTCCCAGAGTATTAAAAACACTAGGATTTAATGATGATCAAGTCCATGATTACATACATAAAGA